AAGCGGATAGCAAGTCTTGAAGAGCAAATTGAAAAATTAAAAGATGCTCAAATGGAAATGACATATAGGAATATATTAAATGATTGAAACAATAATGGTGTTGCTTTTATATGTCTCAGGAGATATTATAGAATATAAAGGTTATGATAATATTTCTGATTGTCTATCTACTAAACGTGAAATAGAACGAAATATAGGTGAGCATTTAAAAAGTGCAAGATATGCTTGTGAAATGCGTAAGGTAGAACTAGATAAAAACTCTGAAGGTAAATATTTTGTTGTGAATATTGTGGAGTAAAAAATGTTAGCAGAAATAGCCGCAGCCAATGCCGCATTTGCAGTAATTAAAACGGCTATTAGTAATGGACGTGAGATTGCAGATGTAGCAGGAAAAGTAGGTGAGTATGTTAATGCAACAGAAAGCTTACGAAGAAAAGCAGACAAAAAGAAAAGACGTACAGGCTCTGCAGATTTAGAAGAGTTTATGCATCTTGAAAAACTAAAACAACAGGAAGAAGAATTAAAACAATTAATGATATATACTGGTAGACCGGGGCTATGGCATGATTGGATTAGATTTCAAGCACAAGCAAGAAAGCAACGGATGCTAGAGGCAGCAGCAAGAAAAAAACAAATTAAACAATTAATAGAAACTTTAACTATTAGTAGTATTTTAATTGTAGGGTTCTTTGGATTAGCATTAATTGTTTGGTGGGCTTTTTATCTAAAGTCATTGTAAATATAAACATTTAGTGATATAATAGGAACTATCATGGCATTAAAGAAATCACAAAGGAGCTTAAAGGCTTGGACAAAACAAAAGTGGAGAACCAAGAGTGGTAAGCCCTCTACACAAGGTTCAAAGGCTACGGGTGAACGCTATCTCCCAGCAAAGGCAATTAAAGCGTTATCCCCAAAAGAATATGCTAAGACTACGGCAGCTAAAAGAAAAGGAACAGCAAAGGGAAAGCAGTTCGTTAAGCAACCTAAGACTGTCGCAAAGAAAGTCAAACGGTATAGGAAGGTAAAGTAATGGCTACTAAAAGTAAATATCCCGGAGTAAAAAGATTACCATCAGGAAGGATTGAATATCGTGGTACAACATTTGCAGGATTTAATAAACCTCGTAAATCAACTCGTCCAGAAAAGAAAGGGATGGTTCTTGCAAAAGAGGGAGATACAGTTAGAGTTATTCACTTTGGACAAAAAGGATATGGTCATAACTATTCTGATACGGCACGTAAGTCTTTTAAGTCTAGGCATGGTAAGAATATTAAAAAGGGTAAACTATCTGCTGCTTACTGGGCTGATAAAGTTTTGTGGGCTGGTAAGAGTGGGAGCAAGAAAAGCCCACCAAAAACTCAGAAGCATAAGAAACTAGGAAGGAAATCATAATGGCTACTAAGTATGATAAAATGACAACTGCACAGTTAAAATCTATTTTAAAAAAGAATGGTATTAATTTTCCAACTAAAGGAATAGATAAAGATACATTAGCTGATGCAGTACATCAGTTTGATACTTCTGGTATGGTAAAAAAATTAGCAGGTGGTTCAGTAGGTAGAGCAAACTATATGGATAAGAAAAAGCCAAAAGAAAAGCCTATGTATGACCCACGTAAGACTACAGTAAAACCTAAGAAAAAAACTGTTAAGAAAAAAGCTGGTGGTTCAATTGGATGCTCTCATAACAGGCTTTATTAATGGCTATAAATCGTTCATCCGTTGGGCAACAAATAACCAAACCCGGAAAGAAAAAAAGAAAATCAAAGCCCGTAAAAAGAAAGGGTAAATAAGTATGGCTACTTCAGGTACATATAACTTCAATATGGATATAGACGAAGTTATCCAAGAAGCAACAGAAATGATAGGTGGTGAGCAGACACTAGGACATGAACCTAAGTCTGCCCGTAGGTCTATTAATCTATTGCTACAAGATTGGCAAAACCGTGGTGTAATGCTATGGACTGCTAATACTTCTGCAGTTACACTTACAACTAGTGTTACTACTTTTACTTTGTCTTCTGCAACTATTGATGTGCTTGAAGCTGTACATAATCGTGACGATAGAGACATTCAACTTGAACGTATCTCTATGCAGGAATATCTTAAAATCCCTAACAAAAGCCAGACAGGACGTACTACTCAGTATGCAGTGAGACATGAACGTGGTAATCCTGTTGTGCATCTTTGGCCTATTCCAGAAAACTCTACTGACCAAGTTAAACTAGAACTAGTATCTTACATGGAAGATGTAAATAAATCTGCAATCCAAAATGCAGATATTTCTCGTAGGTTCTTACCTTGTCTAACTGCAGGATTAGCTTACTATATGTCTATGAAACGTCCTAATGTAGAAGCAGGACGTATTACTATGATTAAACAAGAATATGAAGAAAGACTACAACGTGCTATGGACGAAGATAGAGAACGAGTTAGTATTTTCTTAAAGCCAAGAGTTATGGTATAATGTCTACAGCAGGAAGAAAAAATGTACTTGCAATCTGCGATACTTGTGGATTTAGGTATAAACTAAATCAACTAAAAAAGAATAGCATGGGCATGATGCAGTGTCCTACAGATTATGATGGTTCTTATGATTTAAAAAGCCATCCTCAGAATAAATCTCCTAGAATTGAGGAAAGACATTTTATTCGTGATGCAAGACCTGAAGGCGATGGTGGTATAAATTTACAATGGCATCAAGCCACTACACAATGGAACAATAACTTAAAGTATTGGAATTTGATATAATGAGTTTAACAGGAAAACAAATAGCAAATTCATATCTTGATTTGCTTCAAATGAATAACAATAATGCAGGTGTTCCAGCAGGTACACCTATTACTGTACGTGATGGTAATGGTAATGCTACACCTTTACAGCTTTCTCAAGGCACTGTTAATATTAATGGTAACTTTCAATATAATGGTATATCTCTTACTACTAATGTTTCTGGTCTTAATGCAGCAGCTACAGGTTCTTCTCTTGTAACTGGTATTGTTGCAGAAGACGGTAGTACAAAATTTGGTAGAACTCTTACTGCTTCTACAGGTGTAACAATTACAAATGCAGACGGTACTGCAGGTAATCCTACATTTGCAATTGAAAATACTTCTGTATCTGCAGGTTCATATGGTCCTATGAATACCATTACTGTAGACGCACAAGGTCGTATTACAGATGTAAGTGCAACAACAACTATTTCTGCTAATGCTTTTATTGGCGGTACTCTTTCTGGTTCTTCTCTTTATGTAGAAAATAATGTATCTGTTTCAGGTACAATGGAAATCGCAGGTAATACTAATATTTCTGGTACAGTTTCTATTGCAGGAAGTACATCTATAGGTGGTAATTTACAAGTAGGTGGTAATTTTGGTGTATCTGGTTCAACAAGTATTTCAGGTAAACTTACAGTAGAAAACATTGTAACAAGTGTTGTTAGTGCCACATTCTTATATGGAGATGGTTCTAATATTACTGGTCTTGCAGGTGCAGGTACAATGACTGCACTAAATACTGGAACAGGTATACACTTAACAGAAAACGGTGTAACAACTACTGGTATTACAGGTTCAGGTACAGTTGCTCTTAATACTAATCAAACATTTGGCACAGTAAGTGCAACATCTTTTGTAATTGGTGGAGACAATGTTGCAATGTCTGCAACTGTTGCAAGTCTTTCTGCAACTATGGCAACCAGCATTGACAACTCAAACACTCTTATTGCTGCAGTGTCTGCTTTAACATCTGTTAATGCTGCTGCAGTTACAAGTATAAACTCAGTTGTAGGTACATTATCTGCAACGATGGCTACTTCAATTGATAATTCTAATACTAATATTGCTGCTGTAAGTGCTCTTACTTCTGTCAATGCCGCAGCTATTACTTCTATTAATACAATTGTAGGTTCAGGTGACTTTGCTACTTCAGCAACTGTAGCTGCTCTATCAGCAACTATGGCTACTTCTATTAATAATAGTAATACTAATATTACTACTAATGCTAATGCTATTACTTCTATAAATACAGTTGTAGGAAATAATACAACAAATATTGCTGCAGTTAGTGTTTTAACATCTGTTAATTCTGCAGCGATTACTTCTGTTAATTCTGTAGTTGGGACTAATACAACTAATATTACTACTAATACAAATGCAATAACATCTATTAATACTGTTGTAACAAATCTTTCTGCAACAATGGCAACTAGTATTTCTAATCAAGCAACTAATATTACTGCCTTATCTGCAACAATGGCAACAAGTATAAATAATACAAATACTAACTTGACAGCAGTGTCTGCATATGCTACAAGTATTACACAGGCTTTATCTGCAACGATGGCAACTAGTATTAGTAATCATTTACCATTGGCAGGTGGAACTTTAACAGGTGGTATTATTGCTTCTACACATACCGTATCTGCCAATGCAACAACTACTCCTGACTTTGGTACATATACTAATTTTGTCTGGACGTTAGATGGTAATTTGACATTGGGTAATGCAACAACAGAAGCAGGTGGTATGGGTGGTACATTTGTATTTATACAAGACAGTACAGGTAGTAGAACATTGTCAGTAGGTAGTGAATATAAAACAGTAGGTGGAAGTATTACACTTTCAACAGCAGCCAACTCAGTAGATGTTGTACCTTACTTTGTACAAGTAACAGGTACGGTTCTTCTTGGCGCACCTTCTCTAGCCTTATCTTAATTATCGGAGTTATATAGTATGTCTTTAGTAAATAGTCCTTTTTTTCTAGCAAGTACAGGTGCAGCCGAAACTGCAGGTTCATCCCTGCGCTTTGAAAATGGTGACAATGCCTACTTAAACTGGACACCATCCACAAATGGCTCTAGCTTGACGCAAACCCTTTCTTTTTGGATGAAAAGAACCACTGAGGGAAACTATATATTTAGAGCCAGTGAATTTTATTTGTATCTTGCTGGCGATAATCTTAATTATTACGATTGGCGGCAAGGTGCAAACGGCCTTATTTTAAAAACTAACGCAGTATATCGTGATGTTTCAGCTTGGATGCACGTTGTGCTTACTCAAGACCGTGGCAACGCAACAGCTTCTGACAGAATAAAGCTGTATGTAAACGGGGAGCAAGTTACATCTTTTTCAACTGCTACTTACCCCAATCAGAACGAAGGCTCTTATTTTAATAATTCTGGAAACATACATTATATGGGTGGTACTTCTGGTAACTTCTTTGATGGCTACTTAGCCAACGTAGCTTTCATAGACGGGCAAGCCTTAGACCCTACCAGCTTTGGCGAATATGACGGCACACTGTGGAAGCCTAAGTCTGACACGGATATACAGGCACTGACATTCGGCACAAACGGGTTCTATCTACCGTTCAAACAGACCACTGAGGCCGAAGGGTTTTCGACAGTGACCTATACTGGCAATGGCGGCACACAGTCCATCGAGGGCGTGGGCTTCGAGCCAGATTTTGTGTGGTACAAATCAAGGTCGATATCCGCTTCAAACCATGTGGTTTTTGACTCTATAAGAGGGGCGACTAATTATTTAATACCGAATAGCACTGGCGTAGAAGCGACAGCAACAAATGCGTTAACTTCTTTTGATAGCGGTGGTTTTAGCGTTGGAAATGAGGTAGGCACAAACAATGCTGGTAGCACTTATGTAGCATGGTGCTGGGATGCTGGCACTGGTTCTGCTGTCAGCAATACTGATGGCAGTATTACTAGCACGGTCAAGGCGAATACAACAAACGGGTTTAGCATAGTAAGCTGGACAGATAATGCAAACACATCTTCAACAGTGGGTCATGGGCTAAACTCAACCCCAGAGCTAATAATAACCAAAAATAGAGATGGTGCTTTCAACTGGTTTACTTGGACTACTGTTATAGACGGTTCTTACGATTATTTAAATTTAAATCTTGCAGATAGTAAAACTGATGATTCCACCAGAGCGTTACCTACATCTAGTGTGTTCACTAATGTAGGCTCTACCTCTGGCAACAAACAAATA